ATCTGTGTATACAGATGGCACATCGGCTTCGGGAGCGGCCGGTGTTGTCACCATGGTTTCCTCTAGCTCCCGACATGAGCCCATACCTGAAGACAGGTCATTTTGCTCTTCATCAACGACTTTACCCCTTGATGAGGAACCCGGGTTGTTACCCCCTCCAATTTATTGTTGTCCCGACGAAAATGGAGAGGTGCCCCAACTCAACCCTGGTTTGACCACTGTCTTCGAAGAGAAAGGGATTGATCACCCCATCGTTAAAGTTAAGAAACACCGGCTAGTGAAAGCTGGTTTAATCGTAGCAGAAACAATTGGAGCAATCAGTGCAGTGACAGTGGGTTCACTCGTAGCAGCACATGTTTTGCCATTGGTAGCGGTGGCAGGTGTTGTAGGTGGAGCAGCAATGACCGCAGGATCATTGCTGACCCATTACAAGTACACCAAGGCCCGAATGGCAAAATATGATGTAGGTGCAAGGAAAGCTGCTACCCTGCTTTTAGAAGCCACACATGAGCAGAGTGAGACTGAGGATGAGGTCTCACAATTATTGGAAGATTATGAGGTCGCAGACGGTAAACATGTTGCGAAAGGAAGAAGAATACGCCGTGGCAAACAAACCAAGTTTGTGCGGTCCATGGTCCTTGAGTTAGTAGGTGTGGCAGGACATTTGAAACACACTGAAGCCAATCGCATAGTCATCAGTGATCATGCAAGGAAACTCATGAGGGAACATGGAATGAGACCCATGCACATAGGTAAACAACTACGATCCGTAGTAGAAGCGTATTTTTTCCCGTCAACAGATTCAATACATTATCGTCAAGCGGCGATCTTTGGGCCGTATCAGGACCGGCTCAAAGATTCCAAAAGGAAACCTTTACAGGGGTTCGTGCGTTGGGTGCTAAGAAGGCCCACGCCCGAAAACCTACCTTCTAAGGATTAATGCTGTCCCATGTTGTTGTGTGGTTCCAACCACGAGGAGACTCAAGCCCCTATTTTTGAGTTGAAAACAAAGCGTGGGAAGAACGCGGTCACACAAGAACTATGGACAGCTGAACCTAAAATCCGACAATTCACCCACCTCCCCAATCTAGGTGGGGCCCACAGAATTGTCGGTCCAAATAACAATATTGTTAACCTAACTAAGGGAGTGGCTGAGCGTGTTTTCTTTGTAAAAGATGATGATGGTAAGTTCCGATTACCACCAGAAGCACACGGTCAGGCATTCAAGGCCAGGATGAAACACTTTTCCGATAGGCTACTTGTAGGGATCTCGTCGACCACTCCGTGGACCAGAACTCAATTCGTTGAGAACTGCCCGAGTCGCAAGAGAGCTAACTATGAGAGGGCTTTAGGAAGATTGTTACATCGGAGGATAGAGCGGCGTCATTCACATGTCAAAACCTTTATTAAATGGGAGAAACACAGTGAGACGGCAAAACCTAATTGGGTAAACCGGATAATCAGTCCCAGATCCCCGGAATACAATATTGAAATTGGTAAGTTCCTGAGTAAGGTTGAAAAACCGATGATGAGAGCGATCGACTTGGCATTTAGTCAACCAGTCATAATGACCGGCCGAAATTCCTTGGAAGTGGCGGAAATATTCAGCAAAAATTGGTCATCATTTAAAAATCCAGTTGCTATAGGCATGGACGCTAAACGATTTGACCAACACGTTGGTATAACGGCACTGAAATGGGAGCATGAACAGTGGTTAAAATGGTTCACAGAAGACCACAAGAATGAGTTGTCAAAGTTACTATCATGGCAACTTAGGAATACATGCAGAGGGCGGTGTAAAGACGGTAATATTAAATTCCAAGTCGATGGGAAAAGGATGTCTGGTGATATGAACACAGGGTCCGGAAACAAACTGCTGATGTGTGGTATGTTGTACTCCTACCTTAAGTCCCGTAAGATAACCAAATACAGAGTCATGAACAATGGCGATGACAGTATGGTGTTTATCGAAAAGGGACAACTCAAACAGTTCCTTACAGGGTTTGATAAATGGTTCAAGATTATGGGTTTCACCATGGTCACAGAACCACCAGTGTACCGGCTGGAAGAGGTAGAATTCTGCCAAACTAGGCCCGTATTTGACGGGGAGGTTTGGAGAATGGTACGAAATTACCCATTAGCGATTGAGAAGGATTCACATTGTTTTATGGCGAGTACGACTGATAAGACGACACGGAGGTGGATGGCCGGCGTAGGAAGAGCTGGACTGGCTCTCACCGGTGGCATACCCATCGCCCAAGATTTCTATCAGGCATATATTCGCAATTCACGAGAATTTAAAGCAATGGAACTAGACAAGTTCTCAGGTCTAGCATGGTTGTCAGAGGGTATGGTTAAACAATACTCTGACATAAGTGACATATGCCGGGCATCCTTTTACGCAGCGTTCGGAATAACACCTGACGCTCAAATCATCGCTGAACAATTTTACAGGAGGTGGTCATTGGAAAAGAGGAAGAATACTCGCCTAAAAGATGGACACAGAGTCCCAGGGATAGGCAGAATGTTCTCGCTCTCTTCGTGTCCGCATTTGGGCTCCGCATACCCATCGTCCTTTGGTGGGGAGTCCGTCAGCACTTAGCTGGCATGGGGTTTTAGGAAGTAAGTGACCCAAAACGGGTGTTCCGTGCTAAACAAAATGCCGAGAGACTACACGGCGTCCACCAGATAATTGGTTTCCTAAGATGTATAGTCCAGGTGGTTCCTGTATCCCATACAACCATGCCCCAGAAGAAATCCAAGAAAACACGCAAATCGAAAGATGTCTCGTCTTCAGCTCAAAAGAAGAAGACGAGTCGTCCGTTCAGGAAGGCCGTCGGGATTGTCGGCCGGTCCATTGGTGGCGCGTTTGGCAACGCCACCCTTGGCCACAATATCGGAAAGTGGCTTGGGTCCGGAATTGGAACCATATTCGGATCCGGAGCCTATCAGCTCACAGAAAATAGCCTCCTCCAACGAACAGGTGACCAAGTACCATTTATGCATTCATCCGGCGAGATGATAAAGTTTAGGCACCGAGAATTCATCTCGGACATAGTTGGGTCCACAGCGTTCGCAAAGACCAACTATGTAGTTAACCCTGGAGTCGCCAGTGCATTCCCATTTTTATCTGCAATCGCAGAGAACTTCACGGAGTACCATTTTTCAGGATTGTGTTACGAGTTCAAAAGTACCAGTGCGGATGCCCTCAATTCAACTAATACCGCATTGGGCACGGTCGCCATGGCTGCTCAGTATCGGGCTGATGCTGATGTCATCCAGACTAAGAACGACCTGCTTAACCACTTTTGGGCAGTTGACACAAAGCCCTCCGAGAGTGCAATTTTACCAATAGAATGCGCTCCTACTGAAAGTCCCATGAGGAATCTCTACGTGCGCACGACAAATTTGGGAGCAAACCAGGACATCAAGTTCTATGACTTGTGTAAGGTGTCAGTTGTCACTTTTGGGATGCAGGCTGCTGCAACCATCGGTGAGCTCTGGGTCACGTATGATATTGAACTAAGCAAACCCGTATCCCTTGGCAACAAGGGTATTGGCCAACTGAGTTTGTTTTCATATGGTCCATCTGACACCACCTATACTTACGGTACATCGCGAACAACACCTTATGATAACGCTGGGGCCACTTATTCCTTTAACACAATGACTATTCCAGCACCAAACCGTCCCATGACCCTTGAGTTCACATTCAATACATATGGTGCAACAGCAACCTTTGGAGGTACACCCGTCGTCACGCTCACTAATTTGACGGCACAAGTCAGTCTATATATGACTAGCAATGCCACTGGTTTCACGTTGTACCAGACGTATACGGTTGTAGACCCAAGTAAGTCTTTTGCTATAGCCATAGGTTCCTGGACACAAACAGGTACAGCAACCGCAACCTGGTCCCTGAATCAAATCAATCCTGGTTTGCAAGGATTTTGATACCACACCTGGCTCCCTGGTGTAAATATACATGCATTACTCCTGATTTAGAACAGGTATAACAGGCACTGTAAATAATATCTGCCAACCAATATGCATAAAAATTTATAAAATGGTTTTGATACCACCAATAGGTAGTGCTGAGCGCAATAACCACCCTGGACCATTATCAACATGGGACTGATCACCCCTTATTGTTATTGGAACACCCCAGGCTCTGGATTTGTCGCGTTCACTACATACCCATCCAAAAATATTTATTTATTTTCATCGTAGAGAATTACTCCGAAACAGGATTGACCCCTCCACTTGGAAAACGGAGACCTGTTTTGTCCTTTGTTTGCAATCTTTTTGATCTTGTTAATGTTCTTGACACATGAGGTCTTTCCAACCCAAAGTCAACTTTCACGGCACTTCCTGTCGGCTGGCAGATGAATCCGTTTCACCTAGGCGGTCTGGGCACAAATCCGCTCGGTCATGTAGTCATGCCTGCTTCCTAGGTAAGTGAAGACGTAAGAC